AGACAACGTGGGCTACTATTTTAGCTAGTTGTTTATATGACAAAGCTGAAGAAGCTAGTATCTACCATAGAAATGTTGGTACTGAATATTGGGACGATTATATTAATCAAAATATTACAGTTGTTGACGATTTCGGTAAAAGCAGAGATATTGCCGGTACACCAAATGTAGAATTTGCAGAAGTTATACAAATGGTTAATTCCGTACCTTTTCAGTTACCTATGGCAGCTGTTGAGGCCAAAGGTAAATATTATTTCAGTTCCAGTTATGTTATGTGTACCACTAATCTGAGTAAATTTAGCATAGAATCATTAGTTGATAAAGGTGCTGTCACTAGAAGGTTTTCAGATTTGTGTTTTGTAGTTAAAGTCAGAGATGAATTAGCTGTGAATCCACACTCTGACCTGTTTAGCAGGAAAATAGACCTGAGTAAAGTCGAAATGACCAAAGACGGATGCTTTGACTTACTCCCTGGTGATTTCACGTTCATAAGAAGAGATATCAACACAGGTGCCTATGGATCTGAAGAACTATCTTGTAAAGAGGTAGTTGAGTTATTAAGAGCTAGAAAAGTTAGAAATGATTCGATTCATCTTAACAATCTACAAAGTATGAAAAAGATACGCGATATGATCATTCCTGATATATATTTAAAGTCTATGGAACTTGACGAACTTGTTGAAGAAGATAGTGAAGAATGCAAAGAAGAATATGAGCTTGCAATTAAGGCAGAACCAGTTTCCGGAAAAGTGGGAATTTGGAAAGCCGTACATACGCAATTATCATTGAAAGGTTGCATATTACCTGATTTGGCTAAATTTTGCGGTTATTGGAAAGAAAAGTTATCATCTCATTGTTATGAAACAGTGAGGAGATACGGACCTGACGCTAATTTATTTAATAGATTTGTTCAAGAACCTTATTACAAGTTCAAGAAAATCGTAAATCCAAACCCAGGTTCTTTGTATAAAGAGTTTCAGAAAAGTCTTGAAAGAGATGCTTACTATTCCAAGTCGGCAGCTTATTTAGGGCTTGGAGCTTCTTTGTCAGCAGCTCTTATACTTGGGGTTAATTGGTGGTATTCATCAACAGCTTTACCCCAATCTGACCAAAATATACCTGTTAAGAAAGGAGAAACACCACAATCTCTTAGTTTATCATTGGCTCAAACAGCAGCGAATGTACAAGGGTCTGATTTACTGGACAAAAACGGACGAACACATATGATTTCTGTTTTACAGAAAGCTCAATTTATGTTGTTAAAACCGGATGGTGTTACTAAAATGGGTTATTGTCTAGCAATAGGTGGTAGATTCGTTGCTATACCTTATCATTTCTTACGCATTTGTGAAAACTGGTGTGAGAGTGATGGAGGTGAGCAATTTTACGACAAGCGTTTGTATTTGCAACGTTGTTGTGACGTACATGAAAATGTTGGGAAATTCGCTATTACTATTAAAGAGTTACTAAATTTACCAAAGAAACTGTTACAGGAAGAACGAGACATGTGTGTCTTGGAATTTCCTGAAAGATTCCAGGTAAAGAAAGATATAACGAATTTATTCAAAAATCACTCCGCTTTCAAAAATAGGTACGACATTGTTCGTAAACTTATGTTTGAACATAATGAAGGCAAGAAAAATACGCTAAGGTTGGTTGAAGAAACTGGCCCTATGCAATTTATTGCTAATATGGCTTTCAATGAAAATAATTCTATTAAACATAGAGGAGTTTACGGTGGAAGATTTATGAATGATGTTGGACACTGTGGTTCCATATACGTAGAATGCAATTCTTCTCTACAGAGAGGGAAAATTATAGGTGTTCACTTTGGTGGACATGGTTGCAGTGCTTACGTTATGCCCATATATTATGAGGATTTTTCTGATTTAAAAAATGAAATGGAGATTGATCCTTTACAGGAAAAGTGTGCTGATTTACAAGCTGCTGATCCTTTTGAAGGACAATTCGTACGTTTAGGAGAAGCTGAAAAGATTAATACTATCAGCAAATCTTCTTTTAGAAAATCAGCTTTATTTGGTGATATAATTGAAACAAAGAAGGCTCCTTGTAAATTAAATCCATTTTATCTTGAAGGTAAGTTATTGGATCCCGTGGTCAAATCATTAGAGAGGTACAATCAAGTACAAGATATTGTGATACCATTGGATGATTATGAAATCTTAAAACAATCTGAGATCGACTTTTATAAGTTTGTGCAGACTCGAACAACTGATATTAGAGTTTATACATACGAAGAAGCGGCTGAAGGTTTGAAAGATGATACTGAATTCAGGAGTATATCAAGAAGTACCTCTCCAGGATACCCATATGTGGTTACACGTAAGAAGAAAGGAAAGAAGGACTTCTATGGTGATGGACCAGAATTTGATTTTGATACCCAACATAGCATTATGCTAAAAGAAGAAATTTATTCCGATTTAGAAGGCATAAGAAATAATATAGTTCCTGAACTATACTTTTTGGATTGTCTTAAAGACGAATGCGTATCTTTAGAAAAAGTTCGAATAGGTAAAAGTAGAACTTTCTCGGCTGGAAGTATCAAAATGTTGATAATGTTCAGGATGTACTTTGGAGATTTCTTCAATTGGTTCCTTAAGAACAGAATTGACAATGGCAGTGCAATAGGAGTTAATCCTTATTCTGCGGAATGGCACTGTATAGCAGTTAACCTATTGTCTAAGAA